GTTTCCCAGTCACGATCAAGCCTGCGAAAGCAATCGAATTCATCTTCGTACCAATCACGGTCTTGAACACTGGGGATGATTTCCCGTTCTAAAGTTGTTACCTCTCCGTAGGAAGCCCGCCCAGTGCGGGCTTTCTTTTTGGCGTTGACTAAATATTGCTATGGACTTCCTAGACGAAATCAATGATATTTTGAGATTGGCCGGACTGGAGCAGTTAGATGAAGCTGCGCCGTCTGCGAAACGTCTATGGCCGATGTTTCAGAATGTTCTGCAAATTGCTCCTTCTCCCAAAGTCCGAGACCAAATAGAGCACAAAACTAATCAAGAAATCAATTGGGCACGACGTGTTCTTGAGCGCGAAGACCGTATTATTTGGTATCTCCGGTATGTCCAGCTTGGTTTAATTCTCGAAATAAAAAATGACATCGAAGATGGGTTGTTAGCTCATCAACAACACGACGGACAACAGATGGATGTTTCTGACACGTACAGCCACCCCGAGGTAGCCCCATTGTGGAACCTTGTTAATAAAAAGGCAGCGCAGATGGCTGCAAAGGCTGGCACTACTCCAGATAATATCATCCGGGCTGCTGGTCAAACACTTCGTGGTGATGCACTGAAACAAGAAATGGTTCACTACATGAGTATGCCAATTCATGGAATTCAGAACCACACTTTTGGATACGAGCTACCGCAGCAGCTTATAAATCATTTCAAAGAAATCAGTAAAGAATGGGAAGAGGATCAGGACCGTGTCGTTGACGCTCCGGGACCAGAAGATGGTGGAGTAATACTGATTGATTTTGGGGACGGTGTTGCATGGTGGGATTTGGAAACGGCCTACTGTCCACAAGAAGCCGCATGTATGGGTCATTGTGGTAACCAACCACGGGAAAGTTCTGATGACACTATTTTGAGTCTTCGGAAGGAATTTCCTATGAATGGCGAAATGAAATATTCGTGTATGTTGACATTCATTTTGAACGAAAACGGAATGCTGACGGAGATGAAGGGTCGTGGCAACGATAAGCCCGCCGAACGATACCACAAGTATATTGTTCCTTTGTTGCGCCACGAAAAGATCGAAGGAATAGTCGGGGGTGGCTACATGCCCGAGAACAATTTCGGTTTGAAGGATTTGGAAGATGATGAATTACGTGAACAGCTTATAGACGAAAAGCCGGGTCTTGCTGGTCCTACGTATTTCATCGAAAGGGCGTGGGAAGCTGGAGACTACGATGAAGCGGCACGCGAAGTTCAGAATTTGATGGATGATCATGGTTTAGAAGTTCCGGGTGGACGAGCCGAATTTGATTTGACACACGCCGAAAAAGGAATGCATGCTGTTGATGTAATATTAGACCAATGGGAAAACTACGAGGCATTGGTAAAGGAACATGGTGATGGTGCTCCGGAAAGTTTATTCAAGTTATTGGAAGAAATTGATGGGTTGGATATTAAACCGGATAATGTTGATGAATCCATCGACGAAGAATTCTTGATTCATGTGTTCGAGTCACTACCGATTGGTCTGGTAATAAGTGTAGCCCGGGGCGTGGGAGTTACACCGTCAAAGGATCAACATAAGATGGCACGCGGAATTGCGAAAGTATTGGATAAAGAGCGAGAAGGAAATCGGTTCTTCGATTATGTAGCCGATGCGGCCCACAAGGCAATTGATGCGAGTGCTGTCAATGGACAAGTTGAAAAACTAAGAGAAGAAATTATGGACCGCCTTGAAGCATATGCTTCAGAAGGGCTTCACGTTCGCCCCCACGTAATTGGCGTAGGACCGGTTGAGAATGACAACATAGTATTCGGACCATGGGCTATGACCATCGGTATGCAAGATTTGATGAATGCATTAGAAGCCGGTATGGCCGGTGGGGGAGAAGACGTTTGGGAGGATGATGATTACCACGTATATGCAGAATGGTCCAGCTATGATGGTATAAGCGTGGATGAATACTCTGGCTCCAGCGATCACCGTGGAAAATACGGAAATTTCCCCGACATGGAATTGGGTACGTATAATGAGCCCGACAAATTGGCAAAAGAATTTGATGAAGATAAAATTATGCTTGCCATGGACCAACTTATCAACAATACTGCTGCCATCTTGAATCAGACATTACGTACTGGTATCACCCCGGCCAGCGACCACTCGAAACAACAAAAACTTTCACTGGAAGCCAAGCGTCGAGAAGCAGCCTTCCGAGAAGAACTTGCAGAAATTAAGAGACTCGCCGGTCTTTCTCTTGTGTAGCATCTAAAAAGGGTATATACTTTTAGGGAACTGGAGGTATGACCTATGACATTTAAACCCGGAATGCACCAGCCAGTCAACAATTACGACGTTGACTTTGATGCAATCATCATGAAAATGGCTGACGTTAAGCCACGCACATCGATTCCTATGATGGGATGGGGTAAGAAATGCAATATCGAAGGTTCTATCAACAAGAAATCCAAAGGGGTGAAAATAGTTTTTGAATTGTTTTCGGAACTCACATTCCCGACTGCCCCAACCGACCCGACATTGGGATACACCAAGGACGAAGCAACATTGTTCCAAGGCGTAACCATAACGACCAAACAAATTGAGTCCGAAGGAGCCATCGAATCAGTTGGCGAAATGTTGGAATACAAAGAATTCGTTAACAGATACGTCTTCGACGAAGTAGTACGAATAACGCTGGCTCATATTATGGATACCATGGCAAACACATTGGTGGTCACCGAACCAATGATTGAAAAAGTGAATGCCGCATGGGGAAGCCGTGCTACGAATGCGAAGGAACTCTACTCAACACAGTACCACTAAATGCTCGTTCTAATTCATCACGCCGAGACCGAAGCAAATGTCGAAAATCGGATGCTCGGTCATACTGACTCGCCATTAACAAATGATGGTAAGCAGGCCGCTATGCAATTCCGTGACGATATTGGTGGACACAAGTACGATGCCATCTTCGTGAGCGACCTTGAGCGCTGTCAGACGACGACAGAGTTGGTCATAGGGCATAGCCACCCCCGGGACAGTTGGACGCTCTCAGAAGAACTCAGAGAGCGCTCAGGCGGTACTTTAGAGGGCATGACCTATCAAGACATCCGTAAAGAGTTTGCACCCAAGCATTACAAGCTGTGGGAGAGGGAATACTTCGAGGCTCCACCACAAGGTGAATCCTTCCGAGATGTAGAAGACCGGGTTCTTCCGTTCTTCCGAGAATACGTGGTTCCGTTGGTAAATGACGGAAAGAATGTATGGGTATGTTCGCATACCGTTCCGATGAAAATTCTAATCGGCTATCTCAAGGGAATGGATGAAGCTGCCATCATGAAACAACCAATCGAAATGGTGATGCCCTATGTCCTCTACGGAAACATCCGAAACTAAATTCTATTACTGGATACGACATCCGGATGGAAGAGTTGTTGGGAGTCATGTATCATGTGAGAAGTATGGGAAAAATTCCATGCTTGGTGCGTACAAATTAGAACCAACAACGAAGGCAGAACTCGAAACACTGGAGATGTTTGGTTCCGTGTCACTTACCGATGGTGACGATTCTGTAGATTTGGATAGTACGGAAGAAAGATATTCTTATTTTCCTTGTGATTGATATTGTCTCTTAGCCCTAAATAGCAGTAATAGATATAAATACTCCATCTGCTTAGGAGACAAAAACAATGACGGTAAATTCCCTCGCCAACTTCGGTGTACCGGGCCTGAACGGTGATCGTTCTGCACAATTGCAGCCGATTCTATCCAATCGCTTTCGCGTGCTGTTCTTCAACTTTGGTACCCCGGGTGAAGTAGCCCCGTATGACTTGACCCGCCAAATTCGTCGCATGGGTCGTCCAAATCTAGAATTCGAAATTCAGACTCTTTATTCCTACGTTTCTACGGTGTACATCAACACTCGTGGTGAATGGGGAACGATTGATGTTGTCTTCGTTGATGATATTACCAATTCCGTACACCAGCGTGTAATGGAACAGAATGCCAAGCAACAGAACTTCTTCGACCAGACCATGTCTCGTGCTGGTGAAAACTACAAGTTCGAAATGGACCTTGACATCCTAGCCGGTGGTCAGTCTGCTGGTGGTTCCGCTGCTGATCCGAACATTGTTCAGAAGTGGTGCTTTGCTGGTTGCCAGATCGTCAATTACAATGCCAACGAAATGTCTTACGAAGAAGCGGCTCCGATGGAAGTCACTCTTACCCTTCGTTACGACAACGTTATCGGCTTCAACCAAGATGGTTTCCGTATGGGTGTTTTCTCTCACGGTGCAGAAATTGCTGCACAGTCGGGTGTCATCTCTACTGGTTCTGGTGCTGCTGGTGGTGGCGTTAGCACTTCTGGTGCTTCCGTTAGTATCGGTGTATCCGGCTCTACCTCAATTGGTGGTGCTACGGTAGGCGGCAGCGTTGGTGGTTCCTTCGGAATCTAATCGCTGAACCTATAATTGAAGAAGGGGCTGTACAGCCCCTTTTTTATTTGCGCCGTTTTGCGGCGAGTTGTTTTGCCCGTTCCTTGTTCAACGCTTTCTTGGTCCGATTAACGGCTTCCTTGTGTTTCTTTCGGCGGGCGTCTGATGGCTTCTCGAAATACCGGCGATCCATGGCCTCCCGAATTGCTCCATCATCGAATAATTTCTTCTTGAGTATCTTTAGTGCTTTATCAACATTTCCGTGACGAACCTCGACGCGCATGCTTTCTCCAAAATTTGATTGTTGGTTATGGGTAAATATATTTACGAGGAGCATCGATTATGGCAGTAAACAAGCGAGACTTGAGCACAATTACGGACGAAACCGGCTGGCCGGTGGTCAACTATGCGCAAGAAGAACGTAATTTTCAAACAACGCATAACGGTCGTTCCGGTGCGCTGAGTATCCCACGTTTTAAATTTACTTGGTTGGTTGAGTTCCAATTCAGCCCCCGAGCCCTCGATAATCCAATTACTAACTTGCGAGAATTCGTAAGTGATACCGGCAAACTGTATACTCATCTGCTGACCATAGATCATCCGCAGCCAGAAATCTCGACAGAAAAGCTTCGCTCGTATAACAAGTGGATTAACGTTCCGACCCAAGTCAACTATCCAACAGCATCAATGACATTCCATGATGACTCGACTTCTGTCGTTCAGGCGCTTTGGAAAGAACACCTGAATTTTTATACGCACCAAGCAACAATCGGAGACACAATCTCTGGTGTTGATGTTCAATCGAACCTCGGTTCCTCGCAGGAAGTTAATTCTTTTCAATTCACCGATGCGTTGACTGCGACGGATGGTGGAGAAATGCGTTCCGCTATGGGCCGACGCCCATCCTTGGGTATGCGCTTGAAACCAAATGACGGTCGTCACTTCTTGGAATCTATTGTGGTTTATGACCTCGGTACAGAACCCGATGGTATCAATGTTTATTGGTTCCATAAGCCAATGCTTACCGATTGGAAACACGATAATCTTGATAAGGAAGACCGAACAGGAAATGTCCGGGTATCGACCTCATTCGATTACGAAGGATACTATTTCACCATTGGCCAAAACCGTGGTCGGCTTTCCGATTACATTCGTCACATCTTGGGTGCATTCCCCGACGGTGGGCTTGATGCTCCACGTAAGTCTGGCATCGCTCGTGATGGTCAAGAGCAAGTTGTTAACCGACGCGTTGAAAATACCAACAGTGTTGATGAACCGGCACTAAATCAATCTGCTGCACGTGCATTCCCGCTTCCCGATGAAGACCTTGGTGGTGTTACAAACATCATCGAACCAGCACTCGAAAGCGAATTGAATCCCATCATCCCGAATAGCTTAGCCGGGAAGGAACGAGATTTGGAACAAGTCCGGGCCGAGAAAGCTGCTATCTTGAATAACGCAAACGGCAACCCAACGGATGATCCAGCAACCAACGAACGGCTGGCAAAACTCAATCAACGTGAAGGCGAATTGGTTGACGCAATCACCCAACAGAAAGCCGAGCAACGGGCAAATGAATTTGTCAGTGCGCAAGAGCGATCTGCACTCGACAACACTCGCGAGGCTAACGGAATCGGTGCACCACCAGTTAGTACGAACAGCGTTCCCAATCCTGCGAACCAAGAAGAAGCGGATGGATTCCGAACTGCCGGTGAACGTGCGCAACAACTATCGAATACTTTTGCTGCTGAAGCAGAAGAGCAGGAACTACAGGCTCAACTTGCTGCTGATGCCGGGGACAATGCCCTCGCCCAACAAAAGAATGCAGATGCACAAGCGAGCCGAGATAAAGCGGTTCAGGCTCAGCGTAGTGCCGACTTTTTGCTTGCTGAAAGCGAGCGCATTAACCCGTCGAATCAGTAATGGCATCCCGTTCAACAACCAAAGGAATCTTTACCCCGAAGTTTCGGGACAAGTATACCGGGGACTACCCGATTATCTATCGTAGTTCATGGGAACTGGAATTCATGAACTACTGTGATAATCATCCGGAAGTCTTAGAGTGGGCATCGGAATCCGCAAAAATCCCATACAAGAATCCCCTCACCGGTAAGCAAACGGTTTACATCCCGGACTTCCTCGTAACATACATGAAGCGGGGTGGAGCTAAGTCTGTAAAGCTCATCGAAATAAAACCGCTTCATGAAGCATCAGCGCAACACGCACGAACAAAAGAGGATGCGGCTATCCGCATGAGGAATGAGGCCAAATGGGGTGCGGCATCCCAATGGGCTCAGCGACGAGGTATCGATTTCCTCGTTTTGACTGAAGCAGAATTGTACAACAATCATGCGAATCGGAAAGGCCGTGCGCACCCAATAAAGGCCGTTGCAAATCAACAAACAAAGGCTCCGAACCCATCCAAGCCGACCAAAATTAAGAAACAAACGGCTAAGAATTTAGGTAAATCTAGCCGCCAAACTCGCATTAGGGCTAAGGCCAGACTCGGTGGAAAGGTAAGTACGGTAGGTAAGATTAGAAAAGCTATGAAGGCTACGAAACGATGACAACACGTTTGAATGCAAATATTGCTGCGGCACTTGACATGGAGCTTCCCGAAGAACCTCCAGTCGAGGACAGTGCGCCGTTGATTGTTGTCGAGCCCCACGAGGTAGTTTCCGTCGAGAACGAAAACTTGCCAGATATGAGCGACATCGAAACCAAAGTGATACAAGGCGAAAAGCAATTGGAGCAAGTTATCTCTAAGGGAATGGGTATGTTCACGGAACTATACGACGAACTCAAAAGCATTGACCCAAAATATCGCAATCGACATCTCGAAACAACCGCACTTATCATGGGCCATACCTTGGATGCTATCAAGCATAAGACCGGTCATCAGATAAAGCGCAAAGAACAGCGCATGAAAGAAGCCCAGTTTGGTGGCCCAGAAGCCGGTAATACAAAAATTGGAACGGCCAATTTCTTCGGTTCCCGAGAAGACCTGATGAAGATGATGAATGAGGCTGAAACCGTCGAGGTAGCACCTGAAACGATAGAGGTCACGTCAGAGAGCGAACCTAAGTAAATATCAGGGTTAACATAGGATTTTTGCAATGTCCAGATCATTTCGAGCAATTTTAGCAGAACAAGACCAAGAATACGTGTACCACATTAAGTCCACACGGCACTTACACGACGATGACATCTTCGATAAGTTGCAGGTTGGTCTATTGGGTTACGACCTGCGTTCCCTAGAGCGCGTATCGTACAACCCACTCGCTGCTGTTGAACCTATGTTTCGTCCGTACAACGACGAACCGGGTCTGGACAAGATTTTTCACGTCAAAGCGATTCTCGGAACCGACCAAGATAATGGTGTTCTCCGTCAGAAAATCGCGTACTTCACCGACATCAATTGGAAATACCTCGTAGTCCACAGAGACGGCGAGAAGCTGGAAGATGATCAAATTCTCGATCTCCATCCATCGATGGACGGTGGTCCATACAAAAGTCTAGCACAGCATGCCAAGTCGTGGGATGCTACTCCTGATAAAGATGCCATCGACAACGATGCACAAAGTCTTGTAGGACAGGATCGAATCGATGCATTTATCCGGGAACTAGATACCGAGCAATCGGAGCGCACAAAGGAGGTAGAGGGGCGGAACGTCCAACCACAACTGACGGAATCATTCGTCACAACACATTTGGCCCTTGGCGATGTGTTCGGAACTACAGCACCCAAAGGTTTCTACATGATAGAACGCCATCAGGATGACCCGAGCATGATGCATATTGAGGGACCGTTCAAGCAACAACCAATGAACTATGATTTCGTGTCTGACTTGATTGTCAAAGGCGCTGGAATGTTTGAAGTTCTAAGCGAAACACAAGTTCGATTGGTAGAGCACGACCGCGATTTTCGATTCACTCGTCCACTACGTGAGCAAGTGAAGCCGACACCATTTGAGGTTACCGTTCAAGATCAGGACACCGGAAAAACATACAATGTCCTCGTCAAAGCCCTTTCTGAAACCGATGCCCGCGATTTGGGTGTACAGACAGTAGCAAACCAAGAACAATTAGACCAAAGCCGTTTGATCGCCGTCGAGCCAAACGTGGTCTAATACATGCCGAAATTAACAGAAGAACAGGGCGGTAAAGTAAAACCGCCCGGTTATAAGCAAGACTTTGAGCAGTGGCAAATTCAAGAACTGATAAAGTGCAAGAATGACGCCATTTATTTTACCCGAAATTATGTCATGATTCAGAACCCCACCAAGGGGGCAATGAAATTTGACTTGTGGGATTACCAAGAAAACCTAATTAACGTTTACCAAGAGAATCGTTTGAGCATCGCTATGCTCTCTCGACAGTGTGGTAAAACCCAAACCGCTGCTGCGTTTCTTTTGTGGTGGGCAATCTTCCAAGAAGACCAAAGAATTCTCATTGCGTCGAAAGACCAAGAGGGTGCTACTGATATCATGTCGCGTCTCTGGTATGCCTACGAAGAATTGCCATGGTGGTTGAAGCCGGGAACAAAAACCAACATTGTTACCCGTAAAGAGTTTGACAATGGCTCCAGTGTTTTTGCAACGGCAACTACTCCGACTTCTGGTCGTGGTAAATCCAATTCGTTGATTTACCTCGACGAGTTTGCATTCGTTCGCCCGGGTGTGGCCAATGACTTTTGGACATCGATCTACCCTACCATTGCAACCGGTGGTAAGTGTATCATCACCAGTACACCAAACACCGATGAAGATAAATTCGCTACGATTTGGTTTAATGCTAAGATGGCTGAATCATCGGATGAGTGGGTTGATGTATTCGCTAATCGTCACAAGGTCGCCGGTTCTCATGATGAGCACGCAGAAGATGAAGATTGGGAAATCGAGTACGAGAACGAAGAGACTAAAAATCTTTTTGCGATGCGAGAAGAAGATGACCTCGATTTCGAAGACGAACAAATGGAAGAGTTTGTCGGATTCCATGCTCATTGGACGACCATCCCGGATGGTAAGGGCGGTCACCGTGATCAAAAATTCAAGAATCAAGTTATTCGCGCTGGACTGTCTGAAGAAGAATGGCTTCGAGAATTCGAGTGCGCATTCGTATCTGGTGATTCAACCTTGATTGCAGCTTCGGTTTTGGCCGGACTCAAGCATGTTGTCCGAAAGCCCAGATTTGTCGATAAGTGGGGGATGCGTTGGTACTCAGAAATATTACCGAATCAAATTTACGGTGTAGTCCTCGATCCCTCTGAAGGTGTGGGGGCTGATGACGCCTGCATACAGGTGTGGGAAATTCCACAAATGCGTCAAGTGGCGGAATGGAACAGCAACATGGTGGACCAGCCAGAACAAACCAAAATGCTGCGACGAACACTCAAACGAATTTTTATGATTCAGATGAATGACCCAGAGCACACCACCGGATGTCAGACCTATTACTCAGTTGAACGAAACGGATTGGGTATTGGTATTCTCAACTCCATCGAGTATGAGGATGAACAGACTTTTCCGGGATTCCTGATAGATTCCACCATGACCTCGGTCAACGCCCGTGGTGATGGCATGAGCACTAGCCAACCCAACAAGTGGCGCGGTCTCCTAACCAATGTGACCTCGAAGCGGCGGTACTGTGTGGAACTGAAGAACCTGATTGAGCGAAACCTGTTCATCCCCCGGTCCAAGTATCTAGCCTCACAGTTGAAGACCTTCGTGCGTTCTGGTGCGAGCTATGCCGCCAAGGAAGGGTCTAAGGACGACATCGTGATGAGTTGTGTCTTGATGGCTATGTTGGTTGACGAAGTCCGGTTCCATGAGCCTGATTTGGATGACCTGATTCGGCCAGATATGGATGAATATGATCCGGACGATTTCGACCATCCAGACAATATGCCAATGTTGCCCATACTCTAACTTGACTTTCCTCGAAACTGGTATCATCTTGTTTTTGACACTGACATTCACGAGAGGAAACCATGGCGTCAGACCGCAAATTCGAGAAGCCCTTCACTGAAAAGGATATGATGGATAGCCTTGCCGTCGAGTATGGTGGCGAAGCCGCAGTGGACACTGCATTGCCCACGTCAGAACGAGTTGACGAGGCTGCACACGTTCCACGAGTCCGCATTGGAGTAAAAATGCTCCCCCATTTTGGTGATCTTCCAAGTCTGTCCATGGCCACAATCGGAAGTGTTGGTGTTGACCTTTTCTGTGCAGTTGACGAACCAGTTTGCCTAAATAACATGGGTGCGAGAGAAATAATTCCTACGGGAATTTCCCTCGAACTGCCGATAGGTTACGAAGCACAAATTCGCCCACGGTCGGGTTTGGCAGCGAAATACGGAATCACCGTTCTCAACACACCGGGAACAATTGATTCTGATTATCGGGGCGAGATTAAGGTTATCCTTGTGAACATGTCCACGAAGAGATTCTTCGTAGAACGTGGGATGAGAATCGCTCAGATGGTTGTCAAACCAATCGTCATACCTGTCTTCGATTATGTCGATGATTTGAATATGACCGAACGCGGTGAAGGTGGCTTCGGATCGACCGGAACATAAAACTGTATAAAACTGAATAGAACTGTAACAAAACCTGTAGATTCGAATAGAACTGCATAAACTTAGAGAGGACTAGACTTATGTCTACCATGTTAGAGCGCATGCGCGAGCGGGTAAAACAGCGCACTCCCCAATTCGAGAAAGATTACTCGATTTATCCCTTCTGGAACCTGAAATTCGGTGCATCCAGTACCCTTCGTTTCCTGCCATACAACGATGCCTACACTGGCGCATTCTGGGCCGAGCGAGTTCTACTGCCGATGCAATTCACCGATCCCGACGATCCGGCTAAGGTCATCAAATTCTTGGCTCCGTGCCGCGAAATGTATGATCACGCAAACAAGTGTCCGGTTCTGGGTCCAGTTCGTGACCTCTATTCCGAGGAAAAAGAACTGCGCAACTCGGGTAACACCAAAGAAGCCGACAAGCTCAAGAAGATTGCTGGTTTTCACTGGAAGAAGCCGACGTACTACTACCAAGGATTTGTTATCAAGTCCGGTATGACGGAAGAGGAAACTCCAGAAAACCCAATCCGTGTTTTCCCGCTGAACAAGAAACTTCACCAGAAGATTTTCAGTGACGTGTTCGAAAACGAGGAAGACCCATACGAAACGCTTCCGTGCGGTGAATTCACCGAAGATGACATTACGGCACTCCTTGGTGACGGCGAAGTTGACATGGATATCTTCAACGGATTCAACTTCATCCTGAAGAAGCAACAGCAAGGAGAATACGCAGACTGGACAACTTCATCCACGTGGGCGAAGTCTCCGACTCCGCTTACCGACGAGCAACTGGCAGCACTCGCGGAACACAAATTCCACGATCTGACCAAGCGTCTGCCGGATCGTCCAAGTGACGAGCAGTATGAGATTCTGGTTGAGATGATGAACGTCTCTCTCCAGCGTCAAATTACTGGCGAGAACGGCGTCTGGAACCCCGAGTGGGAAGAAGCAGGCTTCAAGCCTCTTCGCCAGCGCGGTGATGAATCTGCTGCTCAGAAGAAGTCTACGGCTCCGAAATCATCTAACGATGACGATGACAGCCCGAAGGCGGAAGGAGCAGGTGCCGGTAACGCCCTTGACAAGCTGAAGGCAGCACGTGGCAAGACCCAAGCGGCCCCAGTCGATGAAGCTCCGGAAGAAGCTAAGGACGACTCGCCAGCCGAGGTTGCCGCAGCAGCCGACGACGCAGTTCCACCACAAGCTGGTGAGACTGAAGTGTCGGACCTTGCAGCCAAGATCAAGGCACGTGTAGGTAAGAAGTCAGCGTAAGCTGAAGGGTTGGACTCCTCATGGTCCAACCCTCTTCCCGTCCCCGGATGCTCGCTCCAGCCGGGGACGGTTTTTACCTAACAAGAGAGGAAATCATGGCTAGTAAATTCACAAAAAAGCGCCAGAAAGCGTTTTCAACATTCAAATCTCCAACGATTAATGTGGGTTTTTCCAGCATCGACAAATGGGTTGATATGGGAAACTTCGCAATGAATCGTATCATGTCCGGTAAATTCAAAGAAGGAATTCTGTTCGGACGACAGTACGTATACTATGGCGAGTCTGGCTCGGGTAAATCCTTGCAGGCAGCTTACGCATGCGCAAATGCACAAAAAACACACGACGCCTTTGTTCTGTGGATCGACGTTGAAAAAGCAACGGACGATGTCGCGGGCCAGAAATGGTTGCAACGCGTCGGGGTGGACCTCGGTGAGGAAAACTTTCAGTACATCACGGCAGCTACGCTGACCGATTGTAAGAAAGCGATTTCCGAAATGTGCAAGATGTATCGTGACGCCTACTTAGACGAAAACGACGACTTCGATAAGCCAATGGTTATCGTAGTCGATTCATGGTCAGCGGCCATGACGGAAAAACAATGGAACGAGGCTCAGTCTGGTGACATCGTGGGAGACATGGGACAAAAGGCAAAGCAGACGGGTGACGTGGTTCAAGCCATAACCCACCTGTGTAGTCATGTGCCCGTGTTGGTCATTGGTGTTGGCCACGTCATGGACAATCAAGACATGTACGGACCGAAGCACAAGACGACCGGTGGACACAAAATGTTCTATATGGCGTCTGGGTGCTTGATGCTGACCAAAGCTGAATTGAAAATCAACGACGCCAACCGGGAGATTGAGGACGAGGAAGTTTCAAATTACTACGAGAACATGAAGAAAGGAATGACCGCAAAGCTTGCGAAGCGTAAGCAAATAATCGGTCATGTTTGTGTCATCGATAATCTGAAATCCCGTTCATCAAAGCCCGGGCAACGCATTGAAATTCAGGTTCCATTCAATACCGGTATGGACCCATACTCGGGATTGTTCGATCTTCTGATTTATGAAGGTGCCATTACTGTTCCAACGACGGGATGGTATCAATATGGACCGGAAGATTCTCCAACCAAATTTCGCAAGAAAGATTTTCGAAAGCATGCCGATGCTGCTATGGAATGGGCCGACTCTTTGAATCCGGGTGGTATTATGAGACCGCTTACGGACGAAGAGATCGCGGCTGAAATGGCAATAGAGGAAGACGATGAGTAATCGTCGCGCCCAACGATGGTTTGACAAAGTACGTGACGCATGTACTGATCTTGAAGATGAGGACGAGCGTAACATCTTTGTCAATACCGTTATCGATGCTTCCGATTATTACCTCAGTGTTAAATCGGGCGTCGAGAAAGAACTGTTGCCTGTCGGAAAACTCGATGGACTGCTTACCGTAATCACGGCAACAGGATATTTCTACAAGACCCTCCACACGGATGCCCTTCAGGTACGGAAATATCTGGAAAATATTTTGTCCGAGTACGAGGCCAAAAAATATGTTTGGTACATATCAAGTCCGGATGGTAGAGCAATTGTTGGTGCAAAACCATCTGCCACTGATCTTCGCAATCGTATCAAGGCAGACGACACCGTCGCCTTGTTGAACGAGTGCATCCGACTCATCGCAGACCGACAACACATACTGGAAGATATTTGTGATTCGTTTACGGACCTTGGTTTCAAACTGAAGACAATCACGGATTTGAGGATTGCCAATCTAGAAGAGGTATGGATCGATGGAACACGCGAAACAGACAACACCTGAGCCCGGTCAATTCGCTGAGATAAACGGAGAGAACCACATTTTCAACGGTACGGGCTGGCAACCAATGCGCGGTCGCGAATTGGGTCATGCACTTCAGACCGTTGGTGGAAAATTCATTTGGCCATTAGACCCGTATCCCGATGAGATTGATGTAGAATCTGTAGCCCGTGGTCTAGCGACCGAATGCAGATACGGAAATCAATCACCAATCCCGTACACGGTAGCATGGCACTCAATGGCACTTAGTCATCTGGTGCCCGAGAAATACGCTCAGGCGGCGTTAATTCATGATGCATCCGAAGCCTTCCTGAAAGATATTCCTCGTCCCATACGGCGACAGGAGCCGTTTAAGAGTGTGTATGAGGCCATCGAGCGCAAACTACTTAAAGCTTGCTTCGAATACTTCGGTGTTGACTTCGCATTAATGGACAACGACGAGTTTCTGTTCTACGATTTGAAGATAAGTTGGTGCGAAATGAATGTTTGGGGAGACATGCTTCCAATCTATAAAGCCAAATCAAATGGACTTTACGGGTGGGATGCTGAGAAACTTGAACACTCGCAGGATAAGGAATACATTTCATGGGTAGCCGCGTGTCCGAGAGAGAATGTCTGGGAACAGTCTGAGGGGGCATGGCTCACCCGATATAATGAATTATTCTAATGCCAACAGCGAAGCTTGTAATACATGACGAGGTCAATGTTCAGTTAAGGGGTCTCGATCCCGAAACCCTGCATGCATGTCAGGAAGAACTGACATACTACGTCCCGGGATACGTCCACATGGCGAAGGTAAAACTTGGCTGGTGGGACGGGCGTATCCGTTTGATGCAAGCTTCTGGCTTCACGCAATTCAATTTAGTTCAATACATTGACCCCATTTTGGTTCATGAAGGTTACGACATTGAAATCGATGATCGTCGCACTTGGGTTGATACTGTTTCAGACAAACTACAATACATAGACGATACCTACCTAAGCGACTTCGTGGATCGTGAAGGAAATCCAATAACCCTTTGGAAACACCAAGTCACCGCAGTTAACACCGCGATTCAATGTGGACAGGGCGTCCTCGAACTTGCCACAGGTGCAGGTAAAACTATTATCTGCGGAATCATGTCTAGAATATGGTCCCAATTCGGTCGTGTTGTTGTCATCGTTCCGAGCATCGACTTGATTTTGCAAACCCATTACGAATTCAAAACCCGTGTGGGTGTTGATGCGGGAATATGGTACGGTGATCGAAAAGAGCGTGGCGATGTAACCATAGCGACTTGGCAAAGTCTTGACCATTTCCCCGAACTGTTCAACGAAGTTATTTGTGTAATCGTGGACGAGGTTCACCAAGCCAAAGCGAAAGTATTGAGCGAGATGCTTTCTGGTCCGGCAGCAAATGTTCCATTCCGTTTTGGTTGTACAGGTACCCTCCCGAAGGAAGACCTGTTCAGAAAACAAATCGAAGGAACAATCGGTAGCCACATCTACGTCGTTCGCTCGAAGTATCTGCAAGACCTTGGGGTGTTGGCAGAATCGAATGTATTCCAAATGAAGTTGGCGGATGATAAAAATCCGGAATGGGAGAAGGCTCAGAAATATACCGAAGTCTGGAAAGACGAACTCGACTGGATGTTCTCTGATAAACAACGCCTTGCGTATATGGCAGAGACCATTGAAATGGTCACCGAAGAATATGGCAACACGTTGGTGTTGGTTCAGTACCGCGATCACGGAAAGAAGCTGGCGAAGTTGCTTCCGGAAGCGGTGTCGCTTGACGGTAGAAACAAAGACCGAAGAGAATTCTACGAAGAGTTTAACAGCGGCAACAACGGGATATTGATTTGCACATACGGCATCGCTTCGACCGGTATTGATATCCCCCGCATTTTCAATCTGGTTCTAATTGAGCCCGGAAAGAAATTTGAAAAAGTAATGCAAACCCTCGGACGTGGTTTTCGAACAGCCGAAGACAAACGCTACATCAACATATTTGACATTTGTGGTGATGGGGGATTAAGTAAGAAGCACGCGGCGACAAGAAGAACTTATTACAAAGACGCTCAACAAACATTAAACGTAATTGACGTGGAGTATTACGATGCTAATTCTGACGGCTGAGAACGAAGTTCTCAACACTGATACAATGAAGGTGGGAGATAATGTCCACCACAGTGTACTCAGTTTTCAAGACCCGGCCTATCCTGATTTCTTCTTCAATGAAATAGAATTTCTTGAAGAATTTTCATCAGCCTCGGTAACACTGAGGGTTGGAGGACACGAAATCGTGATGCCTCTTCACTGGTCCATCATTTGTACGGACTTGGAATATCTACATTCGATTCCATTGTATGAACTCGCAATTGGAAAAGATTTTTCGGCGTTTTGCGTTAACCCTATCGACGGATTTCGCCCAGAGTTCTTACCTGTACGTCAGGGAACAATCTTCCCAACCGCAAACTGGACGACGCCACAAATGAACGATAAAGACCTTTTGGTTGTTCCGATTGGAGAAACCACAAGACCGCATCTTCATGGGGCTGTCGAAAGAGGGCCATTGTGTGCTATATTCTCATCCAGTAAGGTTGAAGTTTACAAACCGATAGGCGATATTTGGTAAGGAGCCAAAAATGAAAGAGAAACTAATCGAAGCGATCCGCACCCGTAAGGTTGTCGAAGTAACCTACGAGTCGAAGGACAAGGGCGAGAAGACACGCCTGTTCTACCCGTTCACTGTCGGTCATGCATCCAACGACAAGGACGCTGTTTTTGGCCAACAGGTTGTTGGTGGCGGTGGTTCGCACCCTGCACGATACAACATGGAAAATGTCAAAGATATCAAAATCCTTGATACTGATATCCCTTCCGACCAGCCGGATGATTACACCGTTGTGGCAAATCGTTGGGAAACCATTGACGCAACCATTTCACCTCCGAAGTAATGGCAGCTAAGCTCGACATCTTTGCAGTTCTGTCTTATCTTGATGAGAACAATCTTGGTGTGTATGAAGCACTCCGGGAAGACTCCGAGATGTTGAAAGAACTCGAACGCAACGTATCGTGGATGCTTCCACAATGGATGACGGGCGCTACCAACGATTCTGTGCATGCGGAGTTGATTGACAACTTTAACGAGTTTTGTAATGATGGATGGTTCAATCTATACGGACATCCGGAGTTACAAGCAAAACTGCTGGCGTGCTGTGGGGTCGGGAAAACCCGACACAAATACTACAAGCCGCAAAATTCTCCAAATCTTAGCAAGATCATGAAGTTGTTGGAAAGTAAGTATGTTGATGTCCGGGAGGGAGAAGCGGCAATGTGGGTTCGCCATGCAACGTCGGATGACTTGGTTCATCTCGCGCAATCGCTCGGATATCAGGAAAAAGAAGTCAAGGAATTGACTAAATCATTTGATGCATTGAGGAAAGGCTAATGGGACTTAAAGAGAGAAAGTACAAGTGCACATTTTGCCAACGAACCTTCGTAAGAAAAACGTGGTTTGAAAAGCACATGTGTGACAAGAAAGAACGCTTCATGGCCAGTAATAATATTACGACCATCAAAGCGCACCGCCTGTTTACTCATTGGCAAATGCGAACACGACTAACTCGCCGTGGTACTGAAAAGACCATGGAAGAATTTTGTAAGTCACCATTCTTTGGTGCCTTTACCAAGCTTGCCGAATTCACATCCAAGGAGTATGTTGTTTCCGCATTCAAATACATCGACTGGTTGGTGGAGAACAAGGTTCCCGAAGCAAAGTGGTGCAACCCGCGTGACCTCGGAGAATACCGAGAGTACATCCGGTCCACCGAGGAACCCGAACAACAAGCAGAAACGACTTGTAAAAACATTCGGCTGTGGTGTTCGGATAACGGTATCGAGATGCCGGAATTCTTCTCAACCATCACACCGGGTCAGGCCATGAATATGGTCAAAGAGAATAAGCTAAGCCCATGGGTATTGCTTACCTATCAGCCGTGTCTGGACAAACTTACTTCACGCTTCAAACAAGAAATGTTGTTTGCCTTGAACGATCACATCAACGTTGAATACTGGATGGATAAAACCGCAGCGGATACGGAAGGAGTGGAAAAGGTTAACGAAGTTATGACCGAGAGGCTGAATGCTTCCTGACATAGAAATACCCGACGTTGATTTGGACGTGAGTGATAGAGACCAAGCACTCACTGCGTTGCGTAATTATGTTCAAGCATCACAGGTCAACAACGATGCCGTTTTGGTTCCGCATAATACCGGGATTTATTTTCAGGATATCCCGGTAGACCCGGTGACCAAATTGTCGGCATTCCCATACAAGGAAGCAGAATTTATTGGGTTCTTCAAGGTAGACCTAATTCCGAATCACGTATATGACTTGGTGGAATCAAACGAAGAGCTTGAGAGTTTACTGGAAGCCCCAATCAACTGGGAGTGGTTCCAAGACAAACGATTCTTTGAGGCAGAGGATCGGCGTTATCAACTCACCCACCTCGCGAATTATCACCACCTGTGTGAAATGTATCCACCTCAATCCGTGGAAGACATCGCTTGCCTTCTGGCGTTGATTCGTCCGAGGAAGAAATACCTCGTGGGACAACCATGGGAAACCATCGTGGATACCGTGTGGAAGAAGCTGGACTCAGAAGATGACCAACACTATTTCTTTAAGAAAAGCCACGCGGTTGCTTTCGGAGTCCTTGTTGTACTTCACGCCCAGTTGATCGCCAGACAACTTGGCGAAGCTGAAGAGTATTTCATTTAGAGGATTACTGCCTCTACGGAACCAACATTCCCGGTCGTAGCTTCTACTGAATCATACGAAGACAATGCCTTTCCAAATACTGCATGTGAGTTGACCACATTGCGGCTCTTCTCGTCAGCGGTTACAGCACGCGCCACACCGTCTGTATTGCTCGTTACGAGGAGATCACCCTTCTTCACTGTACCAACTACCTTGACGGGTACACGCCCGCGTAGGGCTATATACGGCGCTGTATCATCATCTCCAGCTTCAGAGTTCATCATGAATCCCGGAGCGGTAGAAACAACACCCAGAACTCGGTCGTCGTTTTGCTTGGATGACTTACAAATGTCGTGCTCTTCATGGTCACAAATAATAACAACATCACCCGGTTTCAGAGAACAGCAACTACCAACGGAATAACGTTCCGCCAAGTCAGAATACTGAGCAGCGGTGGCGGTACCATCAAAGGTCGTTGCGTAGACGGTTCCCATCCGTGTACCGGATGTTGCGATATCTGCACCAGACGCGGCGGGCAACCAGTCACCTGCTGCATTGATGCTCCAGCGAAGGGAACTGCCTGTCGCAAAACCGAGTTCGTTGGCAGCTACCGAATACATACCGCTGTCCTCGTCCGTAGTAAACGAGAAGGTTGGGGTCGTAGGTGATGCCACTGGTCCACGTAGAGGTTCCAAGAAGCGGGCATCGATTGCGGTCAGCCGCATTCTCTCGGTTCCGACCACACTAAAACCAAGAAGACCAGCACCTTCAAGGTACATACCGGTGTTGGTTTCACTGAGGAAAGAATAAGTTGGGTTTCCGATAGCACCGTCACGTCCCTGAAGGTGGGTATCAGTAATGCGAAATGTTTCGGTACCAGCAGCAACGAAACCGATGACATCAGAACTAACGCGGTAGATACCACTGTCTGGGTCACTAGAAAATGAGATACCCGGCGAACCAACGGTACCGTCGCCACCTTGCCATGTAAGGCTACCAGTTGCTAGTGTTCCTGTCAGACCCAATACATTCGATCCATCGGAACTGAATGCAATAGCACCAGTACCCGTGCGGAACCAACCGGTATCGGTATCGCCACTGAAAGAAATAGCTGGTGTGCCAACAGCACCATCACCACCTTGCCATAGAAGGGAACCGGTTGCAGAAGAAGAACTGAATCGGATCGTTTCTATTCCTGCGGAAGAAATTGCAGTAGCACCAACCGCATCACTGAATACACCAGTATCCAAGTCAGCAAAGAAAGTGAAGTCCGGAGCCGCAGCCGTGTTCCCCGCTCCGACAAATTGTGCTCCGTTTTCCATACGGATTCCGTCGGCAATGAAGCTTGCAATTTGGGCACCACCTGCCGAATATCCAATGGTGTCTGCACCGACACGGTAGAAACCATTATCAGCATCGGCGGCAAATGAAATAGCTGGAGAACCAGCAGAGCCCACATCGGCCAAAAGCTGAGCACCGGTATCCAGTGTCAGACTACCGGTCATAGTATCGCCAGCTACATTGATAAACGTATCTTCAACGTACCGACGATTGGGTATATCGTTATCGGCCAGAACCAGAGATTCATAACCAGCTATCGTGGATGCCAGAGTTCCGTCAGACTCGATGATAAATGCTTGTGTTCCGCCAGTCGAGAACCCTAGCTCGTCTGCACCTACCTGATAAATGCCAGTATCCGTATCGCCGTCGAATGCGAATGCGGGAGCAGTTTCATCGGCAGCGGGGTCTCCCAGTAGTTGGGCACCCGAGGTTAGGATTATGTCACCGGCAAAAGAACCACCACCGGAACCGGAAGCGATTTGTGTCCAAACGAGTGTGTCGTGCACCCATATGGCAGAACCACCAGCGGTTGTTCGAACATACAGATCACCGTTACGAAATCCATCATCCATAGGAGTCGGCGGAGTAACAGTTGGGTCAGCAGAGCCACTGTAGATAGTCGGACCTATCAGTCCAAGTCGGAAGGTTTGAAGGGTTGTTCCGACTGCGTCGGTTCCACCCCCTGTTGTGCGGGCAGTGTAGATAGACATTTACCGTTCTCTTTGCGGATGTAGTTTAATATCTATTTACGTTTTTGGGGTTACAGAGCACTTGCGAGTTGTGTTCTGTTTACTATTTCGATTTTCTTTTTCTTGACTCTTTTTAGGTATTGTTCTTGGAGGGAGATGGTGGGGCCGTACATATCGTCGATTGACTTTTTGGGATATCCTGTTAGGGCCGAGCCGAACACATCGAATTCTTCACCGATGAAGGAATCCACGGGTAGGGCTTGATTGCTGCCCCACCACCACGAATCGCCCAACTCCAGAAATTTCTTCTGAAGTTCGGCATCGCGTATTTTTCCGAAATCGTAGAAATGAACCATTTTGGGTGATTCGTTTTGGACAATTCCTACTCTCACATCGCCTGACATCAGGACTAAGAAGGTAAGAAACTCATGCTCAGCACGAGTTTCCTCGATCTGTGCCAGTGTGGTGCTATCAAGCATTATAGTTCAATTCCTAAAATATAAATGGTCGCTTCGAGGGCAGAAAAAGTACCGCCACCTGCTGTATCTACTTGAAACGAGATTGTATTACCTGCGTTTGGTGAATCTGCACCGTCCTTTGGCTGTAGGTAAACAACTTGGTCACCAGCGCCGGAAGTGCCACCCCAGTCCAATACACTCGTATCAACAATCTGGTCAAATGCGCCAGACAGGCCGATAGAAGCCGACGGGTTGGTCGGAGCACCACCCGGGGTATAGGAGGTTGCACGAACAATAACTTGCGTTACGACGTGCATGCTTCCAGCCGGGATTGTGTAAACTGGAGTGGTCCCCGTAGCTAGAAGATCAACACCAGAAACAGAACCAAGCAGCTTAACCATGTTTTGCGCATCGAGATAACCACGGGTTACTGCATGATCATCATCTGTTGGATCAGCAACACCGACAACTTGACGGCCATGGACATCGAGTTCGTTTGCACCACCAGAGTCAGCAACAGTCAATGCGCTGGCACCACCGATGGACATACGTAGGTTCGTACCATCCCACCAGAAACCACTATCCAGATCACCAGTGAAAGAGTATGCGGGAGCACCAATGGTCCCGGAATCAGCGCTAAACTGAACACCCGTATCAGTGATGAGGTCACCAGTCATGGTACCACCAGCTACCGCAAGGAATGTACCACCGGATGACAGGTTGGTAATTTCGGTGTCAACGTAGTTCATTGTGGCTGCATCTTGTGCCGCAGTTGGGTCAACGAGACCAGTAATGCCGTTGCCACCCATAGCGATGTTGCCAGTCATAGTACCACCAGCCAGAGGCAGTGCTACCAGAGGAATCTGGGTATCGACGTAGTTCATGGTGGCCGCGTCTTGGGCCAGTGTAGGATCAACCAGACCAGTAATACCATTACCACCCATGGCGATATCGCCGCCCATTGTACCACCAGCCAGTTCGAGGAACGGACCAGTTGCACCGCCAAGACCCAGAGCAAGAATCTCGGTATCGACGTAGTTCATGGTGGCCGCGTCTTGGGCCAGTGTAGGATCGACAACATTGTTGATTTGGTTTGTGCCCATATCAAGAGCACCGGTCATAGCATCTACGCCAGACAGTGGTAGATACGGACCGAGGGTTCCACCAAGATTCAAAGCAATAATCTCAGTGTCAACATAGTTCATGGTAGCGGCGTCTTGGGCCGCAGTCGGATCAACGAGGCCAGTAATGCCGTTGCCACCCATAGCGATATTGCCGCCCATGGTACCACCAGCCAGTTCGAGGAACGGACCAGTTGCACCACCGAGACCAAGTGCTAGGATTTCGGTATCGACGTAATTCATTGTTGCAGCATCTTGTGCTGCGGTCGGATCAACAACGTTGTTGATTTGGTTTGTGCCCATATCAAGAGCACCGGTCATGGCGTCAACACCAGACAGTGGGAGATATGGTCCAGTAGTTGGTCCGAGGCCAAGTGCGACGATTTCGGTATCAACGTAATTTCTAGTCGCAGCATCTTGTGCAAGAACCGGATCGAGAACATTACTGATTCCCTGACCAACTACATCAATATTCGTGCCATCCATGATGAAGACAACACCACCACCAACGGCAATATTCAGAGTGTCATCAACAAGTGAGCTAATCAGCGTATCACCGTCAGCATCCAAAACCAGAGATGCCACACCATCCAAGTCGATGTCGCCTGTCATGACTCCACCGGCTAGCGGCAGGAATGGACCACCAATCGCAACAGAAATAGCATCGTCAACGTATCGCTTGTTCGGAATATCGTCATCCGCTACAACGAGAGTTTCGTAAGTTGCTACTTGGGATTGGAGAAGACCAGTTGGTAGAATGCGGAATGCATCCAACGCACCAACGGAGATACCGAGTGTATCGGCTGCTGGCCAGAAAAAACCAGTGTCGAGATCACCAACGCATGAGATGCTTGGGAGTGCCGAGGTTCCTGCATCGGCTTCAACGGCTGCACCGGGACCGAAGGCAAGGTTTCCACCCATCGTGTCACCAAGGATATCAACCTTCCCATCAAGCTGTGTTTGGATAGCGGAAGTTACGCCACCAAGATGATTGAGTTCAGCACCAGTAATGGTAACGTTGGTGGTCAGTGGAGCAATAGTGCCAATGACATCTTCCAGCTTGGAATCAAGTGCAGATTGGAGACCGAGAATGTCACCGATGCCGAGGGTTCCACCACCGGGAATGTTAGGAGCTTGGATGCTGGTTACGATGTCAAGCGGGCCAGCGTAAATTGGAATACCGGAAACTATAGAAACAGTCATTGTCTTTACCTCATGCTGCGGCAGCTAATGAGCTTACCACCTGTGTAATTCCCCGTTTTGCACACTAAGCGCACTTGAGAAATCTCAACATCAGTCTCGACAAAAAAGTTACCGAGCGGTGGAACCCCATCGAGGGTAATCGCAACCAAATCTACCCAGATTCGGTCACCTTCCGGTGTGGTACCTAGTGGAGCGTCATTCGATCCCTGAAGATGAATGGTTCCGATGAATGGGTCGGCAGGATCATCTTCGAAGACGAAGGTTTGAACACTGTCTTGGTCAAGACCACGGTTGGAGTAAGCTACAGGTGGATTGTTTTGAACACCACCGATACCACCGAGGTCAGGGTATGCGCGTGCGACCATTTGTCGTTTCCTCTATCGAGTATTATTGTTTTTGTTATTTACCATTAAGCGGACTTAATCATCTCTGCTGTAGGAATACCTGACGCAAAGTCCATTCGAACCGTACCAGCACGTGTACCATTACGGTTGACTTCTGCCGGGAAAACGTTGCCAGCCTCATTGATCATAAACATGGACCACCGTACCAAGCTGGTCTGCTCGCGTGCGATAGCCTGTGTATCTTCGGCAGTCAATAGCCCAAAAACACGTCCGTTGTATGGGGACTGAACTTCGAACTCACGGGCGAATATGATTTTGGTTTGACCGGGCACCAGTTCATCAATGTCCATATCTTGCTTTACCCAAAAAACAATTTTGACTTTGAATGGTACGAGGTTAACCGGGACGCCGTCTTGGTTACCGAAAATGAACTCAAAAGACTCATCCATTCCGGGTGTGATACGAATAACACCATCTCCGGAACGGTTTTGCCGACCGGGCAGGGTTAAGTTAACACGCGGGATGTCGTACTCGACGTTATAGATAACTCTGTTGCTCATGTTAAATTCCTTGACAGATGCATGGTATTTATGCTATTCTGTTGGGATGAGCGAGCTATACACATTTAACGACGACACCGACTTCGAAGAAGTATTTGGTGATCTCAACCTAACGGTGCTTCACTCCGGTGAAAAGCACCTCGTATTCGTGTATGGAACGTTAATGACTGGAATGCGGAATCACCACCGGATGCTGAATGACGGAATTACTCTCTGGGGATCGAAGGCTAATTTATACGGCGATTTCACAATGGAAGCACGTCGTACCAGCAGTGGGTACTTAGCACCGATTGTTATGCGTAATGTCCCGGGAGACCCGCATGGTATCGTTAACGGGGAAATTTACGAGGTAGACAACGAGAATCTAATGCTTCTGGATATGTTTGAAGGCCACCCGGATGTTTATCGTCGGGAACGTGTAACAGCAAACTACGCCAAAGAAGGTGGAGATGTTGGCGAAATCACGGCATGGTCCTACATTTACAAAAACGGAGATTATCGTTTAGAAAACGCACAACCGGGTGACGAAAAGGCGGTAATGAAAATATTCTTCAACACGAACCGGTTTTACGTATGGAAAGGAGAGGAATTATGAGAATGATTATTGGTGCATTTAGCACGATGTTTATCTTTGGACTGCTTCGCATGAAACCGTGGGCAGTTCTGTTGTTAATTGGCTTCGGCCTTTTCGCCATGGACGCCCACGCCGTCCGGATGGACTTCGATTGTGAAGACCACAAGCATGACGACCTCGCATCACTCGCTTGCAATATCTATTGGGAAGGTCGGAACCAAAATTCCGAAGGCATGTTAGCTGTTGCCGCAGTTACCATGTGGCGCGTCAAAGACCCAGAATGGCCCGGTACCGTTGCTGACGTAGTTTGGGAGAAACGTTGGTCACGGCGTTTTGAACGACACATTCCCATGTTCACATGGACGTTGGACGGTCACATCGACAGACCCTTCGAAAATGAACAGGAACAGTGGGATGAGGCATGGACGATTGCCCGCAACTTCGCACTTAGTGCCAAGCAAAAAGACTCTCTTTGTCCCCACATCAAGGAACAACATGATGAATGGAACGAGCGCGAAGAAAACGGAGAAGTTGTCCAGTGGCACGAAATCGAGTGCGAGGCTTATGACCAGTACCTTGATGCGAAGTTTTACATTTTGACGCATCTGGATAAAACCGGTGGTGCCACGTTATACCATGCCGATTATGTGGACCCGTGGTGGAGACCCCATTACAAGTTCAGTGTGCAAATTGGAAATCACCTTTTTTATCTCAATGAGCGCATTCCATTCAAACCTGAGCCCAAACCGGAACTGGATAATTCATCCTCGGAAGAATTGGACCCCACTGTGACGAGAAAGAACCCATTACCGGTAGAATAGCCCTGTGTTCCTCGTGGGTTGCCTAAATACTTATCTCTAGTACAACCCATTTCTTGAAACGAGGAATATAATAATGGCTTATGATTACGACACAGATATCCTAGCGGCTCTGTGGACAGGTGGTGAAGACGGCGCAGAGCCGTATGCAGCGTTTATTGCAGCCAACCCTGCCCTGACCGACGAGGATTCTGAAAACCGAATTCTTTCTACCGTTGAAGCAATCCGTGCTCACATGGCAGTTCTTGCAGACCGCGACGAAGCTCGTCTGTTCCACTTCTGCGTATCTACCATGCTTGAGGGTTTTGGTTCCGGTGGTTTCATCTACGGCGGTACTTCCGACAACGTTAACGCAGTTGTTGAAGGTAACGTTCCAAACCCAACCTTCGTTATCGGTGACGAAATCGAGTTTGCTGCTCTTGACGGCGTATCTGGTGGTGCTTCCATCGCAGTTGTTGCCGCAACCGGTACCGATCTTGATACCGTCATTGCTGACATCAACGGCACTGGTGCCGTAACTGCTGCTGGTATTACCGCAGCCCGCACCCAAGACGGTCGTCTGCGTATCACTCAGGCTCCTGTTGCTGGTACTGCTGCTGATGGCTTTGTCATCACTCGCGGTGAAGGTGCTAACGACAACGTTGTTACCACTGCTGGTATTGTCACCCAAGAGCCGGGTGCACGCGCTACTGAAGCTGGCCTGAATGGTGGTTTCTACGTTGCAAAGGTTACTGCCGTTGCTAACGAAGCTCGTGACCGCGCACTGCGTGTATTTCAAGGTCAAATCCGCGAAACCGCTCTGACCTAAGATAGCGCAAGAGGAAATACAATGGCGTATGATTACGACACTGATATCCTCGCTACGTTATGGACTGGCGGCGAAGATGCCGAGGAGCCATATGCTTCTTTCATCGCCGCCAATCCAGAAATAACTGACGAGGTTTCAGAAAATCGAATTTTATCGACACTGGAACTTCTTCGCTCTCATATGGAACTGCTACAGACTCGTGAGGAAGCCAAGCTACTTCACGAGTCAATTAGCAAACTCTTCCGACATTCAGCGGGTGGTTCCAATCCATGGAGCGATACCGCTGCCATAACCGAAGCTGTCGGTAATGTAAAAAACCCCGTTTTTCCTGCTGGAGCATCCGTCGATATTATCATCAATGGTGTAACCACGGCTGGCACTTCCGCAACTGGTGGAGATTGTCAAACTGTTGTTGGCGAACTGAATGCCACACTAGGCGCAACGTCAGTACAAGCTGTTTGTGTTCAACCCGGTAATCGATTGGGCTTTCGTGCCTCAGATGATTTCGTTTCCTTCGAAATTTCAAATGGGGCTGGTGGAATTATTGGTCCGGGTGGTGTCATCCCCGGAACACGTCTGAGCGCACCAGCCCGGGTAGCAGATCAAGGAAGGAATCTCTCATTGAACCACTTTGCCGGTACCCCGCGCAATCCTGTCCTTACCCCGTAATTTTGACAAAACGCTTCCACGGTGGTAAAATACCACTATGGAAAAGTATGCCTACACTCACACTGCTATGGGTCGAATCAAGTACGACCCTCCACGTCCGGGGATGCGGAAGAAGAAGCGTGCGTCCGGAGCTAGCAACGTCGATTACTGGTGTATTCTTCAGGTTGACAAGGAAATCACTCGATATTATCGCTGGTTGATTGAACGTCGCCTTTGGGGTTTGACTGCCATTCAGCCCGACTGGTTGTGTCAGCCATCGTGGGATGCTCATGTATCCATCGTTCGTGGTGAAACTCCTCGTCGGAACCTCGACTTGTGGAAGAAGTACGATGGCGTCAGTGTAGAATTCACATACGCCCATCATCCTCGCAAGACGACCATGGACGACCGAAAGAACCGATATGCTAAGGATGGTGATTTCTGGTTCATCGAGGTGGAGTGTCCGTTGATCGATCATATTCGTGATGAACTTGGTCTTCGAGTGCATCATCGATATCATTTGACAGTCGGTCGGACTTACGATAGTCGCCTTCGCTAGATTGATTTTTCTAGGATAGAAGCCTATATTCGGGGAATGACAGACATCCTCGAAGAATTCCGCCTCGTCATTCCGGCAAACAGACGAATCGGTCCCGGGGGATGGCTCAACTTTTGTTGTCCATCCTGCGGTGACCGGCGTTTCCGTGGTGGCACCAGTTTTACCCCCACCGGGGGATGGCGTTATTATTGCTTCAACGGCGGATGCGAATTCAACTCACAGCCGACAGGTTGGGAACCCGGTAATGGTTTCGGCGGGCGTCCCCTTAAATTATTCGAACTGCTCGGAGGTGATTCCCGTAAGATTCCACTCTCGGAACGGATGCGATGGAATGCTTCTAAATTCTCAGCCGATGGCAAAATGGTTGAACGGGGGGACGACCTCGATGTCGTCTACAAGTTTCCGGAGGTTTCTTTGCCTGAAGGATCGCAGTTGTTGTTGGATGTTTATATGCAAAGCAAAACTGCGAGCAAGGTAATGAAGTATGCTCACGCTCGAATGGGTCGAAATTTCGTGGAGAATTTCCCATTGTACTGGACCGAAAAATATCCGTACTACGTGATCATGCCATACTTCCACTACAAGGATAAAATCGTGGGATATCTGGGAAGACACATTTATCGTGAAAGTGGTCCGAAGAGATTTATTCAACGAGCGCCCGGGGATTATCTTTTCAACCAACATAAGCTATCAACGTATGGTGGTCGGTATTTGTTTGTGGTAGAATCCCCCATGGATGCAGCATTGTTGGGTTGTGTTGCTGCCAGAAATGATCGTTTAACAGAAAAACAAATAAATCTATTGAAGGTATGCGGAAAGGATATTGTCATGGTGCCGGACTGTAAGATCGGAGAATCTAATGAGTTCGTTCGTCAGGCAGAAGAAAACAAATGGTTCGTGTCTGTTCCAAAGTGGACTGGACAAATGAATCCTGACAAACTAAAGACAACTGACATAGGTCAATCTATTGTCAAGGATGGTCTTTTGTTTACGATTGAAATCTTGATGAAAGCAACAACGCGACATTACGTGTCAGCCAAGGCTATATTAGGTCAACAAAGCGTATGACAGGCGAACTCGAAGATCACGAAATTGCTGAAGCATTCGGAGAGACCGAAGACATTGATGGTCCCGATTCCGAACTTCCAAGCCTCGATGATATGGATGCTGAACAGGACACCGACACTGTTGAGCCGTCCGACTATACCCAACAACTACTACTCTCGTATTTGATCTCTGCCCCTGAACTGTGGGTAAAATGCGCACCCCTAATCGATGCGAAATATTTCGATCCTCAGTATCGCCCGGTGATTAATAAAATTACGGAGCACCTGAAGAAGTATAAGGATATGCCGAATCCCGACATAATCCATGCTGCTACCGGAGTTAAGCTAACCTTCCGTGATGATGCCAAAGAGGAATCACGTCAAAGTTTCGTCTGTGATCAAGTGGAGGAGTTTTGCCGTACCACTGCATTCCATGATTTTTTGGTTCATGCTTCTGAAGTAACCGCATCAGACAGAAGCCGGGGAACTCTTGCGTCTCTCATGAAGGATGCTGCAAACATCGAGCGCATGTCCCTTATCCGAAACATGGGAACCGAAATCCATGGTGGGGCTGTTCCTATTTTGACCCGAGCGGAAGAATCAGACAACCAATCAACCGGATTCTCTCATATGGACCGCGCTTTTAGTGGCGGTCTCACTATGCCAAGCTTCAACATCGTTTCTGCGGCCAGTGGTGATGGTAAATCCATTTACCTACAGAACCAAATTGTCAACTACGTCGAGCAAGGAAGGAATTGTATCTTTTACACGCTCGAACTTGAGCCCGCAATCGTCATCAAACGTTTCTCAGCAATGATGACCAATACGGACATCGCCCAAGTTTATAATCACTTGGACACTATCGGTCATGCTTTGCATACCCGTGGCAAAACTGATGGCGACCTATGGGTTGTGAAGTTTCCTATGATTGGAACATCAATGTCCGACATCGCTGCGCATTATCAGGAATTGACCATGCACACCGGTTTGAATTTTCCGTGCGTAGCAATCGACTACATCGATATTATGGAGCCTGATCAAAAGGTTGATAAATCCAACATCCATATGAAAGATAAATTCGTTTCCGAAGAAATGAATGACTGGGCTCATGAAAACAACATAATTCTTTGGTCGGCATCACAACAAACCAAAGGCGCTCAGGATGAAAAAGACCCACGCCAGTCTGGCGTTGCCGGTGGTGCTCCGAAGATTAATACCTGTGACAATCTTATCATTGGTAAACGTTCAGAGGATGACCACGAGGATGAACGGTGGTGGGCTCACGTTGCAAAAGCACGTTCCTCCGGTGCGACAAAAGCTAAGGTACCATTACACTGGGATTCAAGAACACAGCGTATGTCGGACGGTGACCGAGACTTGTTTGAAAAGTCGAATCCAAAAATCTTTGGATTTAAACGTCCCGCTGAAGAATCAAGGGGCCGTGTAAACGAAAGCGTGAAGAACGACCCAATAGTTAAAGAATTAGGTATACAGGTTAAAGAGGAAGAAGAAAAATCAGGTTCTTCTAAAAATGCAGTCGAAGCATTTGCGAAACTGCGTTCCTTGCACCACCCACAACAGGAGTTAGTCAACAATGACGAAACAGAGTGAAATTCCGGCGTTGGATGACCATGGTATGTTTTTTGAACAATACCTGTTCGCCCCTCTTTCTAATTTCAACGAGGAAGATTTGTATTACATTGCTCAGTTCTTCAACATCGTTTTTGATGACGATAAGGAGCCGCCCCATGAGCGCCACTTTGATGGCAAAACTTTTGTTCCACAACAAGACATTACAGTGTCGGAATTCGTTGATATTCTGACAGCTACCGAAATGCGGGCATCGGACGATGTCATCGCGAAGCTTCCCGAGAGTCTACAGGACCAATTCGAAGACAATATGTTTGTCCCGTATGATGACTTTGGCCTCGATGGCGTGGTGGAGTTGTTGCAACGAATGATGAACTTCCGTTTGGGCACTAAGGAATTCAATATTCTTCCCAAGAAGATGAAACGCCAATTCATCATTGCGACCCGTGACGGGAAGCATTGGAGATACGGGGAACGGGCACCGGATTAAATATAATCATGGCCCAAAGTATATTTGATCAACTTAAGAAACAATTTTCTCCTCACACTCTTGGAGTGCGCGGGGAAGAAGCGCATTCCCATGCAGTAAAGTTTTTGGAAATGTTAGCAACACAGATTCCGGAAGAGGACGAACGCCGGAAGCTGATGGCCACGTGGATGCGTTCGGTGAAAGACCGTGATTACAAAAAGTTCGAGCGTGCCCTTAAACGCTATCATAGACGCCGAGAGGACGGATAATGTCAGAGAAAGAAATCCATTTCATTTCGGGATTGCCACGGTCGGGGTCTACTTTACTGTGTAACATCCTGAATCAAAATCCCCAATTCCATGCGACATCAACTTCCGGAATTCTCGACATCGTTCTGTCCATTCGTAATCAATGGGAAAACAATGCGGCATTTAAGGCATCACCGAACAAAGCGGGTAAGCTGGCTGTAGTAAGAGGAGTTCTACACAATTACGTTAGTCCGGTGGAGCGTCCAATCTACTTTGATAAGTCACGTGGGTGGGTAGCCCATATGGAACTGGCTGAATCCATTCTAGGACGACAGGCCAAAATGATTGTCCCTGTTAGAAAAATCACAGACATACTTTCTTCGTTTGAAAATCTCTTTCGGAAGCACGCCCACGAATGGCAATTCCCACAAGAGAAAACGCATTACTATGAATGGCAAACTATGGAAGGCCGCGCCGACATATGGATGCGGAGTGACCAACCCGTAGGAATTGCGTACAATCGAGTTCGAGAGGCCATGAATCGTGGCTTCCGTGACCGCATGCATTTTATGGAGTTCGAGGATTTGGCATGCGAGCCCGAGAAAACTATGCGAGGAATCTATGAGTTTCTTGGATATGAATATTATCCGCATGACTTCGACAATGTTGAACAAGTAACCCATGAGAATGACGACCTTCATGGTATTCCGGGACTTCATGTGATTCGCAACAAGGTCGAACCGCTACAACCTTATGGTAAGAGATTGATAGGCGAAACGGCATATCGTAAATACGATGATGCTCAATTTTGGCGAACATAAATGAAAATGTCTGACCTACGCCGACGGGTGAAGGAAAATGCAAGCGCTAGTGCCACAAGCGTTGGTTCTATTGCGACTCACACTGGTACACTGGGTCAGGTTGCAGATACCGTAAAGAAAAATAAAAAACGCCGCAAGGTTGGCGGAATTGTAATCATCCGTAGGTAATCTTATTTTTCTCCCACGACATTTGTAACGTGTTTCCAAGCACGGCCATTTTTTATCTTGGTCACCATCGTCGTGCTAATCCCGTATTCGCTTGAGATAACTGACCTTGGACGAGTGTCATAGTAAATCCCGATAACCTGCTCTTCCGTTAATTTACTTCGTCGGTTGTTCGATCCAGTCACGCCCGCCTTTTGCTTCAAGTTCCACTGGTGTCCACTACTCCCGTGACCGCCGATACTCTTGTTGTATCCGAAGGGGTGAAGGGCACCATTACGCATGATATATGTCTGGGCTCGTCGATTAGCCTCAACTTCATCATCGTAACATTCAATGATTTGACTGATGAATGCACTCCTCCCATGCTTAGCTACTGCATCCCGCAAAAGCAATGAACCTTTGCCCGTTAAGTGAGCGCTGATGCGCTTTTTGGGTGTTTTTGACACGCCTACATAGGTCTTGTCGTTGACGGTATTGATTATGCGATATATGCAATATGACACTTTTGTGCAACCTTTTTGATGTTTTCCCTAAATACTTACAGGTAACTCAGGTTAGCGGACACAGAAACCGCAACCAATGAGCCGAATCAATAACTTAGGAGATTACTACTATGACCACAGCACGCTATGATGTGAATAGTGCTAACGTCAACCGCCACGTTACTTTCAACGTTGAGGCTGATGCTGGCCCTACCGCAAACACGTTCCTCGCCCTCAAGGGTCCGGCGAACGCATACCCTCATTACAACCAGATCACTGGTGTTCCGACTGTTGAACAGGAATTGGCTCAGCTTCGTCTCAGCCTCGCTGCTCGCGCTCTGACCGCCTATGCAATCACCGTCTCTCTGCAAGTTGACGACTCTACCGCCACTGGTGGTGCTTTCCGTTGGACTGCTGAGCAAGACGAAATGGGTGCTTTCTTCAACCAAGCTCTTCCGCCTCTGGGTGCTACCCCGGGTGTTGACCAGTCATGGCCGCTGGAAGGCAACGCTGTTGACAAGCATCACGTAGCTGACATCACCGACCGTCTCGGTACCGGTGGTATGACTACTGTCAAGACCAAAGACGGTCTCCAGAGCCTTCTGGACTCCCTCGCTACCGTTTCTTACGACGGTGGTACAACTGGTCCTTTCGGTGCTCTGTCTGCTGGTGGTACCATCACGCTGCCTGATGGCCGTGTTGTTACAACTGGTGCTGCTGCTCCGGCTCTGCCAGCTACGACCAACCCTGCTGGTCTGACCATCACCTTCGTAAACGTCGGCTAATAACCACGTCTACGAGGACAGTACAAAAAGACCGCCCTCGGGCGGTCTTTTTTGTGCATTACCTTTTCTTTCGGCACAAATGTAAATATATTAATAAATCACCTACTTGCGTACCATTATGCAACAAATGACATTTGACACGTTGAAGGATGCTTGGAACAAGCTCAAGAAGTCTCGTGCTACCGAAATGAAAAAGGTAGCCCCGGACCTTGCGTCCCCGGATGAAATTTATCTGAAGCGTGTCAAAGAGGATGATGTTGAGTTGGCGGTTCGATTTGCTGGTTTTTCACATGCTGTTCAACAAGCATCATCGATCCCGCAAGTCAAGAGAATGGTTTTAAATTGGCTCAAACATATTTCTGTCAGTGTTCAGCAAGAACGTGCTGATGAGGATTCGCTTGTAGTTCGTATGTCCAAAGACCTTAAGGTTACCGAGGCAGCAGTCTCGATTTTCAAGCGTGATCCAAAAACCAATAAGAAGAAAACTTATTACAAATGTGTAGGTGGAAAAAAGAACGGACGACGCGTAGCGAATCCTAATGATTGCATCGGTATTCCCGACCCGGCGAAGAAAATCAAATTTGCAATCACTAAGAGAGCTAAATACGGTCAAGCATCAAAGTCTCGTAAGAAGACTCAGCTAACGAATGTGACTGCTAGGAGAATCAGGGTAGCTAACAAACGTCTAAAGAAAGCAAGAGGATTCTAAACAATGCCCCAGTACGAAGACAACGGCAAGAGTGCCAGTGAAGTATTTGAAGCAAGACAACTAGAGGGTGGTGAGTCTATGGACACCGCCATGGCACTTGATGCATCATGGAGAAACAAAACTCCCTCCGTATCCAGCGACATGGCCGGTGATGTCCAAGCACGAGAACTCGCAGAAAACGATGTTGCTCGCGAAGCACGTCGAAAGATCATGGAGATTCTTGAAGAGGATGAAGCACCGCAGCACGTACCAAGTGCAACAGGCCGAGTCCGTCGCAAAAATTCCCAATTAACTATGGATGATCTGGTTGATATCGGTGGTGGTCTCCACGATACCGTCAATCAGGTTGGCATGGATTTATTCCACGAAGGCTACATGGGCACCGACAACGAGGCTGCATTGATGGCCGAGTCTTTGGCCGGACAGCCTGCCGCAGAACCTTCATGGGATTGGAAAGCAATCAAGAGTACTGCTACCCTTCGTGGTGGTAAAACGATTCCGGTGTGGATGGTAGAAAACACGACCACTGGGATGCAAATCAACAAACCATTCCGTGTACAAGCCCCGGCAGAAAGGATCGTAAGTCTTCTGAATGTTACGGGTAATGTGAATGATCCACGCGTTCGTCAGATTCAAGAAGATTACGACGTGTACGTTTCGCTGACACGCGAGTACCGTGAATGTAAGAAGCTTTACGAGTCGTCGGGCAATCAGAAGGCTGTTCAGAAGGGACAGCAGATTGCATCGAAACTTCGTGGGGTCAAGCAACGGCTTGGAATCTGATAAATAACAAAACAACAGGTAGATAGGAGCCAAAGATAATGGCGCTGGAATTTCTTAACGACACTCCCCAGAGAGCTTTCCGCAAACTTGAGCGGGATTTGATGCTAGTAAACCCAGAAACACAACTGGGTCAATACAAGGCAATGACGCCTCGTTCTCTTTCATCGGTTCTCGAATCACTTGATGCCAAGCGCACCAAAATGCTTTCCGAAAGCACGTATGGTGACTGGCTCCAAAGTGAAGAGTTCATTGAATTGCAACTCACTAAGGAAGCTGTCAATTTCCTGAAGGAATACAAAGAAGGCCGTCGTGACGACGAAACTCTTGTTCCGGGTTTTACCTACTACCGAAAAATCCGTCAGTTCGGTGATGATCTTGTTGGTCATCGTTGCTATTTCCGTGAGAACGCAACCCCAATGTGGGTTCCATGGAAAATGGACCTGAACGTTGCAAAAGCATTTGAAGTCATGCGTCACGGTAGTGAAGAAGACTTCAGCAAAATTTATGTTGAGATGGCCAACGGTCGTCTGAACGCACTGGACAAAGTTAGCATCGAGCATCTGACCGAATCGGATTCTGATGCTCTCCAAGCTATCGGAGAATACTGCGATACGCGTTGGGACGGTGCATGGCCATGGGAAGCACCTTCCCCTTACACACTTCGCGAAACTATCGAGGAAAACAAAGAGATGAATCTTCAGACCATTAACGAGATGCAAGGCGAATTTACCAAGCTTCTCACTTCTCTCAATGAAGAGAGCATGGACAAGTATGAAGTTATCGCCGCTGCTGAGGAAATGGCAGCAACTATCGAAAAGATGGTTGAACAGGTTGCACGTCTTGGTGGTGAAGGCATCATCAAACTGAAGAACCAAATCCGCATTTCCATGGGCGACGATGCTGCTGCTCAAATCGAGGACAAGTTCCTTGAGCCTGTCCGCCAAGCTGCTGATGCTCTGTCTCAGCTTCAAGCTACTATCCTAGCCACGGTTGATAACCTAAAGCAGGGTGACGATGCAGGAATTGAACCGGGTGACCTCGGTGCCGGACCTGCTGGTGACCTCGGTGATGATGGTGACATGGGTTCACCGATGGACGCCATGGGTGACGAGCCTGAAATCGGTGGCGATCTGGGCGGTGATGAACTTGCCGGTGATCTTGCTGGTGCCAGCCTTGACGGCGGCGACGGCGAACGCCCAATGAAAGATATGTAATGGCAACCCGTACTTTTGATGATGGATTCTACCCTGCGAGTCGCGCCCGCGATATTGCAGCCGGTAACGGGGCATCCGATAACGATGTTCTCGTCGAAATCAACGCTCTCCAGTTGTTGATAGATACCGCTGCCCGTGGGGAAGCTCTATCAGTTGAAATCGGAATTGCCGAATCAAATGCGACCCCGATGACTGATGCGACTACCGGTCCTATCTACCGTGAAGCTGCCTTCGGAACTGATGACTCTTTTGAGTCGCTATTCCCGGGGCAGGATCGAGCTATCTTCACTACTCGTATGAATCGTGTCATTGGTTATCTCACACGACTTGGCTATGCCGTTCGTCGTGAAGACCAAACCGCTGCATCTCCTACAACCTTCAACTGGATTGTTCGCTGGTAATACTCATGAATGAAATCGAAGACCTCCAGCGCCTAGCAGGAATCGTTACGGAAGACGAAGATGTAAATCTTCAGAAAGCTGTTGCTGATTGGATGGATGGGAATCGTTTGGGTGTTGCCCGGTATGCGAGCACTGGCCCATCTGCGGTCGCTAAAGTGGCATTGAAACTCCAAGAGATTGATTCTTCTGCCATGATGAAATTTTTGCAGGACGCCGCTCGTAACGAGTATAGCTAATATGTCTTCTCCAGACATTTACACACTTCAAGACATGATGGAGGACTATGAAGACAGTCCTCTTGATGATGCATTGTACCACAACTATAAGAACACCAGTGTAATCGCATCCTCTTATGAGCGCGACCGCACCATCGAAGTTATGATTGATGGGGGTGATATAGTTCCTGTAGACACTATCCAAAACCATGCCCAACAAGTTTCCGATATAGTTGAACAACTAGGTGTAGGCCGATCCCAGTTTGTTGGAATCATGGGTGGTTCAGACTTCCGAGTGACCCTCGTTTTCAAATACTGACCGATCTTCTAACAGGTTTTCATAGAAAGTAACCATCTTTCGCATTTCTTCTATTGTGGCATCGTTTTTCAGACGGTTGACCTTCCAACTGACAAATACTACATTATCAGGAGTATACCCCTGACTGGAATCAATGCGGTCGATGGATAAGCTATTATCGCTCCGTTCACCCCGTTCCATACACAAGGGTATTCCGAGTACTGGACACGTAACCGGAATTGACATTTCTGAAACGTCGTTTCGTGTAAGAGTAAATTCTATACCAGCCTTTTTGGCACGACTTTTAGAACGACTCCAGATAGTCTCGACATAATTTTTAGGTAGGAACATACCAGTATGTACGAAAACATGGTCCGCGTTGAGCGAGATACTAGCCGCAAGGTAACCATCGTAGAATGGACACTAGGCAACCGGTGTACATACGCATGCTCCTATTGCCCAAAGGTTCTTCATGATGGTTCTGCTGGATGGCACGATCATGAAAAATTGACGGACTTCCTCGATGTGTGCTACGACCATTATCACGGACATCTCGGGCGTGAAGTGATTGTCCAGTACACGGGCGGGGAGCCCACCGTTTATCCCAAATTCAAAAAACTGATTGCCTACGCAAAAGAGCGGGGGATCATGCAATCGATGATTTCTAATGGTTCTAGGACAATTCGATTTTGGGAAGAGATAATTCCTTATTTCAACAAGGTTCATTTATCGTACCACGGTGAATTCGCTGAGCCCGATCACTTCATCGAGATAGCCAAACGGATAGAGCAACAGACGGACTTGCACGTCAACATGCTAATGATTCCAAATCGCTTTGATGAATTGCTGGCCATCGCCGCCAGAATTCGTGACGCAGCACCCAACGCAAACATTCAACTCAAGCCACTACAGATTGGCTTCGGGGAAGAACTTTATCCATATACTGATGCAGAGAAATTGGTCCTCGATACGATGCACGGATTCTCGAAACGATCTATCCAACTAGGTGGTATGCCAACCGGTTTGCTAAAGGTGACCAACGAAGACGGTTCGACCGAAAGAACCGTATCCAACTCACTCATCCTCGAAGGCGCGAACAAGTTTGAAGGGTGGATGTGCGATATTGGTCTCGATACGCTCAATGTGGATATGTGGGGAGAAGTTCGTGGTGGTCTTTGCCGCGTTGGTGGGTCTTATGGAAACATCTATACCGGAGACTATACACTTCCAGCAGAGCCGACGCTTTGTAACAAAGAATGGTGCACGTGTCATCTTGATATCATGGTAACCAAGAGCAAGTCCGTGGAGGTTGACTTCCCATCGTGAGTAGGTTCAAATACAACAATGATATCGTATACCCCGAGATGGAAAGTGTCACCGCTGCATCTGGCAGTCGTGTGTATACTACACCCAGTGGACAAGCTCCCAGTGTCACAACAATTCTATCGACCTTACCTCATCCGGGATT